ATTTAAATTTAGCATTGACAACCAGCGCCGATGATTGGTGCACACCACCATCCGTGGCGGAGCCGGTTAATGATCCGATTCCCTCGCCTCCTGGGTAGCTCAGTGGATTCTGGCTGCCCGATTGGACAAATATAGAGCCGGATCCGGAAGGATGCGGCGCAGCATAAGCGTAAGTAGTGGCTTGCGTCCCAGAAACTGCCCAACCAACGTACCGCGGTGGGCCAAATACACCAAATGGAAGGAATGAGGCGTCTGTGCTACCGCGGTCCACAGAATTGTTCATTTCTACATATATATAATCAGATGCGTTGCGATAATCTCCTAAAGTTCTATATTTGCGCTCAGTGTCGTCCCAACTTTCGAATCGATTACCAATTTTTTTAGCAATATAATTATTTGAAGCGGGATTTAAATTGCAGCCATTATATTGTTCTAACACCCTAGGGGCGGCATCTAAATCATTAATCTCTCGAATGACGACGGAAAAGCTTCCGTAAGGATCTACATCTGTATCGCTTGATGCTCTAAGGTTTTTAATAGAAATTTTTATTGTACGCTGTGTTTCTTCACCTAATTCACGAGCACAGAGCCTAAATAATTTTTGCATATTGGCGGCGCTATAGGAGCCAGTATTGCTTGTAAGGTCTTGTGAAATGAACCACCCTGTTTTTGCAAATTGTTGGCCCGGGCTTTTGGTTGTGCCCATCCTGTAGTCCCCGCCTTGAACGGTTCCGTTTGCATCAGCTAGCCGCATTATAACTCCATAGCAATTACTTGGGACGCTCCCGGAAATTCCCTGGACCACGCCAGAATCGTCGGTGCCTTTAAAGCAGTTTACATTTCCTTCAAAGCTTTCACCAAGCCAATAATTAGTTAATGCCGTAGAGTCGGTAATATTACTATTAGTTAAAGTTGGATTAGTGTTAAAAACTTTTCTAATAAATCGTGGAGAAGTTCTATTAAAGTTAAATGAGCTGTTAATTACTACATTTTCACTGCTATCAAAAACAACAACTTTAAAAGTGGGGCCACTATCAACAGCACGAACAAACTGAGCCATGCTGGCTGTGTAAGCAGCAGTGGTGGTACCTGTTGTCACTGTTTGGCCCGAAAGCGCAATTGCGCCGTTGTTTAAGTACCAAACCGCTGCAAGCGTGCCATCGGTTGAATTTGCAGCCGTAAAAGGCTCTGTCGTGTTGTCGGTGCCGCCGGAGGAGGTAACAAAACTGGCAGTTCTTCCTTCACAAATAAAGAGACCAAAGGCGCCTCCGTTGTCTGCGTAAGAAGTCGAGGGTGCTATGCTCGTTGTTTTCCAGCCGGCTTTGCCAGCGTCTGTGGCGGTTTTATAAGTTTGTCCTAATAATCTAACCATCGTTACAGGAGAATTATTTCGGAGCCATGCTTGAGCCGCATATGCAGCATAAGTAGGAGCAGTTACGCTTCCATCACGCCATAAATCGCCTCCCTTGCCGCCAGGAGATGGGGCGCCAAAGATTTCGATAAACTCTGCAAAAGAATTAACTTGAATTGGTTTTAAGGCTGGGCCGCGGGCAGTTTTGCCAATGAGGGCCGGCCCCATTTGTGCAGGTTGTGCAGGTAATTGTGAATTGTCTATCTCGGTAATAAAAATTCCCGGGGATATAAACTTAAATTTTCTATATGACATGATCTAATTCTCCTTTGGCAGACATGTTAATTCTTTAATAAATAGTAATAAAATCATGCAAAAACCTTTTTAAAATCTTAATCTCTATAAAAACCGCTATTGGGATCAAACTCCTGCGAATCACCTGTGATTACCCTTTCTCGCGGAATTTTAACTTCTACTGCATTTTCGCGGCGGACAATCCTAGGTGATTGTTGATTATCTCCTTCGCCAATCAAATATCCCAATACTTCAAAGTTGGCTTGTGTTTGATATATTCTTTCTTCTTCCTGGTAGGAAGAGATGTTATTTCCTTGCTCGAAGCCGGCCTTCATAAAAGCTTCGTATGAATGACCGTCATGTTCGACCACAAAAGAATTAATGTGCCCTCCCAATGTCGTAAATGGCTGCAGCATTTGATTCATTTGCTGTTGATAATTGGATTTTAAAGTAATAGTATAATTAATGATTACATATGTTGGCTGTGGCATGTATAAGGTTTCGACTACAACTTTATTGTTTTTCTTCCCAACTTTTGGATAATAAGCCTGGCGGCCGGGCGTTCTTTGGACGTTCCCAAACTTTTTTATATTATCAGCTATAGCAAAATTATTTGTTTTATCTGGTACAAGGCGTCTTCCAATTGTAATCCTGCCTCCGTGGTGGGGCCCTAGCATGAATGGTGCAGCACCGAAGAATTTACCTTTTTTAGCCAAATCTTTATTTATAGAAGTTCTTTCAACGCTCATAATTGGATAAATCAAAGTACCATCCAAATCATATAATTCTTTTTTCTCTTTTGCAAAAAATGCACGCTCAGGAGAGGCCCAAATAACGGGGACTTTTTTCCACCCCTTGTTGGTCTCGGCTCGAACTGACATTTTTTCATTAACGAACTCATAGAAAGCAAAATCAATTGTTTCTAGATTTGAAGGCTTTACCATCATGTTGTTAATAACGTCGTTAGCGTTTTCAATTCCTGTATAAGAATAATCAGGTGGCATCAAAAGTTCCCTCCCTAGCTTTTACACACTTTGCCTCAATTTCAAATATGCGATCCCAGCCGGCCCAAGCTTGGCCAAACATTTGTTTGGGATAATTTAAAGTTAATATTTCAAAAAAGTCTTGGCCGTATAAAACAAAGTCGCCCTCTCTTACATATAAATCCTGATCTTCTGTTACTCGTCTTCTGTGAAATTTAACTGTAATCGATAATCTTTTGTCGATACCTAAATTTGATATAGTGGTAGCATATCCTTCCCATGTTACGAGTGCATGAACTCTAATTGGAGATAAAAAGTTTTTTTGTACCGCTTCACCATAAAGAGGATGAAAATTAGTATTTTCTACACTGATAGGATAGTAGATGATTTCTTGGCCTATAACGCGCTCTATTAATTCATCATTTACTTGTTTTACGAGGTCTCGCTCTTTTTTTCCTAAAAATAAAGGAGGTGGAGGCGATGCGGGTTGGGACCATTTATTTTTGTCTAATGGCATCTCATGTTACCCCACAAACACCTTTAATGGAATGTGTTTATTGAGAGTATTTACATCTTCCATGAGTTTTGCGTCTGTTTCCATCAATTTCGAATAAGTTAATTCGTCTAAGATGGTTTTTAATTCTTCTCTTAAATCTTTTTGTTCTGTTTGGGCTTGGGTAACTAAATCTTTTCCATCTAATGTCACGCTTTCTCCCGGAATTGGTATCGAGCCAAACTTACTTCTAACTGTGCCTAGCGTTTCCTTCGATAACGATAAAGTAAATCTTCTAATCCATTGTTTACCAATTGCATTAATATTCTCATAAGGAAGGTTTTCAAAAGGAAGAGTATTTATATTGTTAATACCTTCTGTGCCTGGATCTCCGGATTCGGCTTTCTCCCATGGATTCGGATCGACAAAGAAATCTATCCAATATTGATTAGGGCTTGTTGTAACGATGTTTGGAAAAATTCTTAGTTTATTATTTTTTACTTCAAATGAATATTGTGAATTTCTTGTATAGATTGCGTCTTCAAAAGCCATAGCCTGCGCTTTGTTTTGCCATGCCGGAATTATTTGGAAGGTTGAGTCGTCTGACCATTGTCCGTAACTAGACAAATCTCCTACAGTATTTAATCCACCGTAATATCCATAAAATCTCCACATAGCCTGTGGGGATTTATAGTAAACTTTTGTTATATTAATTCTTTTGTCACCTATAGGGTTAGATGCGCCAAAATCACCATCTGCAGCAGAAGAAGAAACAATTTGCTGCAAGTCATAGTCTTGAGTTCCGTCCGCACCAGTAAAAGATGCGGAATAAATTGCTACCTCTCCGCCAAAGCCAATTTCGGTGTTAACGCCATATCCGACTCTTCGCGCATATGTAAATTCGAAACGAGGATATTTAAGAGTAACATCTTTTCCATATAAATCGTCACTACTTTGAATTTGTCCGTCATTGTCAAAAGTACCAGTTTGCGCTCCCAACATGTCTGATAATGTATTTTTTGCTTGATGTAAATTTAATAGGTAAGAATATTCTAAAACAGCCTCTTCATAGGCCGCAAAAATGTTATTATTTGTTAGCTCAATATCTAATATATCACCTCCCATCTTTTTATACGTATATGCTACTTGTTCAGCTGCGCCAGAACAAAAATATTGAGAAAATTGTGCTGATGGGGTGCTAGAGTCTGAATAAATCTGGAAGGGCAGCGAACTATTGTTTTCTACGTCGCTAGGCGAGCTTCCAGTTGAAAGCGTGATTGCGCTTGTTTGCGATTGGGGGCTTAAAGTAGGTAACGCCATTCATTTAGATCTCCTCACTATAAATAGTTAGGGAGATTGGAAAAAGCTGTGAAGAAGAAGCGGATTAGCCTTCTTTCTTCTTTTTCCAGAAAGGGTTCTTTTTAACTTTCTTGGCTTTTTTAGTTGTTTTTACGGCTTCTTCCACTACTTCTGCTACTTCTTGGGCTGCTTTCTTGGCAGCTGCAACCTTTCTTGTTAACCAAATCTTTTTCCATTTTTTACCCATGATGAGTCTCCTTTCTAATAAATAGTATCTAAAATTCAAAATCTCAAAAAAATGGCCGCGTAAAATTTTGATATATTCACTTTTTTGAAGAAAAAAAAGCCCTCACCTTTTCAGGGGTGAGGGCTCATAGTAGATTAAAAATCTATTTTATGGCTTACGCGCCACTCTCACCAAGGAGTCCGCGAACGACAACAAGGCCGTACATATCGGGACGTACCATTTTCTTGGCATATCGAGTCATGACACCCTTGCGGGGCACGAAGTCTTCAATACCGAAGATTGTGGGAGTAACTTGCAACGGCACATAAGGAGCATATACATAGCCACTTTCAAGGAAGCTATTGCCCTTACGACCAACCAAGCAAAGGTTGCGCGGGAAGTAAGGATCAACATAAATGTCGAATTTCTTACTAATGCTGCCAACTTTAGAAGCGCCTGCGACGCCCTTATTGTCATCAGCAGTTACGCTAGCTCGGAAGCCAGCAGTAAACTCCATGATGTTTGCAACTTCGGGAGAAGTAACAACAAAGTTAGCACCGCCTCGCAACGTCTTACGGTGAATCTGAGCAGAAACATCATTGATTGTTTCAATGAGAGTTTCATACCATTCAGAAACAGTACCCGTAAAGTCGGGAGCCTTTGCAGACGCACCAACTTCGGTGCCGTCTTCTCGATTGACAAACAATCCAGGAGAACGAGACCAAAAATAAGTGCTAGCAGTCGAGCCTTTAATGAGATCTTCCATAATCTCTCGGTCAATTTCAAGAGCAATTTGCTCAGAGAGAATTGACGTAAGTTCAACTTCGGCATCCAGATTATGGTAGGCATTAAGATCCTGACCAAGTTCTGGAGTCCACTTAGCTTTCAACTTTTTGGTTACTGCCGTAACAGATACCGAATCAACTTTAAGGTCAATTTCAGGGATTTCTGTATTGTTTTCCAGTCCCCATGAGTCCTGACCAACAACCGCGCCAATGGCATTAGTGGCGCCGGCTGCAGTAGCAGTTGCACTAAAGGAATCGTCTATGGGCCAACTGAAAGCGGCTCCATTATCCAACGAAGAACTAAGTGTGTTCGCAGTAACGCCTGCGGCGCCAACAGCAACTACATAAACAACTCTTTCAGCAACCGTTCCGGAAAGCTGGGTTAGCCTTCGAAGTTGCGTCTGACCTGCGCCCCATTGGCTTGGAGTAGTACCGTCGTCAACAACAAGACTTACAAGATTGTTCATGTCAAATTGAGCAAGAGACGATGCACCAGTTCCAGTGAGTGCAAATCTACCAATAGCATAATTGGTTGTTCCGGAAACAAATGCAGGATCATAACGAAGAATCTCCAGTGTCTTCGCGGTGGTGAGACCATTGCCAACACTGTTGAGCGCGTTAAGCTGGCTACTAGCAGGATATGTACCAGATGCTACAATCACCTCATGGTCGCCAACAGTAACGCCCGTGGCCCCAAGTGCTGATATAGTGCCGGTTGGCGATGAATAGCCGTTGTTTAAGTTGTAAAAACTTTTTTCGGCATTCAAACCAGTAAGAGTTACACCGCCAGTAACCTGTTGGCCAACGCGACCACCGCCGTAAAGTGAAGTGTTTGCTATTTCACCAAGGCGTGTGGTGGATGGAGAGCTACTAAACGTAAAGTCCATAAAGAAAATAAGTCCCGATGGAAGACTCATTGGTTGTACTGAGACAAGCTCATTAGCAACGAGACCACCGAAGACCCGACGAACAATGGGGAACGCGACGGCTGCAAAACCTTCGACATCTCCACCGGCCATCGTAGAAGCTTCACGAAGAAGCTCCTTGGCCTGGTTTTCAAGCAAGCGAGCCATATTATGCTTACCTTGCTC